TGGGGGTCGAAAGGGAAAGGGCAGGAGTGACTTTGACGGGTCACCTGCTCAAGAGTCAGGCGATATGACGCCTGATACATAAAGTTTCGGATTCGAGAGCTACGGGGACCACGTTTCCTCATGCCCGTAAGGGATGACGTGGTTGCTACACGGACGGTACGTGCGTAGAGGCGCACGGTTGATCGTTCAGGAACGGCTCGAGTCCCGCGCTGCTGGCAGGCATCCACGTTCGAGCCGTGGAAGCGCCCCGTGGGGGTCAACCCATCAAAGGAGAAACAACGATGAAACGAACACTCACCGCCGCCCTGCTCACTATTGGGCTCGTCCTCACCGCAACACCCGCCCATGCGGTGACAGCGAACCCGCGGGCGATCGTCGTCACCACGTGGCCTACGTCAACGTCGATCGTGTCCCCGAAGGTGCTGACTGCACCGTGGTATCACAACGGTCGCAAGACGGTTGTGTCGACGTCGAAGTGCGCGTCGGGGGTTGCGGATCAGGGCACGTTCTACCGGTGGACGCGTGTGTCTGGGGGGTACATGCCGGTGTGGGGTGCACCTGTGTACCTCATCAAGTGCCGCTAGGAGCGGTACGGCCCTGGGACGGTACATCGTCGTGCGAGTCGACGACAGGGCGCGCATCACACATCAATCGAGAGGGGCGACGATGCCTCGTGACCCGTTGGCTTGGGTTGGTAATCGCCCCCCGTGGGCTGTACGCGAACGTAAACGCATCCTCGGACGCGCACTCATCACCGGGCTACTCATCACCGCAGCCCTCATCTACGGAATCACCGGATAGGACACAACCATGAACGCTCAGAAGTACCGCAAGAAGCCCGTCGTCATCGAGGCCATACAGCTGACCGACAACTGGCGTGAGGTGTGTGACTGGGTGAACGCGCACACGGAGCGAGTCGACCCGTACCGTCCGACCGCGTACCTGCCCAGCGGCCCTGACGTGGACATCCTCATCGTCACACTTGAGGGCGATATGCGGGCCGTTCCTGGTGACTACATCATCCGGGGCGTGCAGGGGGAGTTCTATCCCTGCAAGCCCGACATCTTCGCGCAGACGTATGAGCGAGCCGACTGATGAACGTTGGTGAGGCTGAGGACGCTGTCACCGAAGCACAACGAGCCCGGGACGACGCGCAACGGCTCCTGGCCCGCGCGGAATCCGCACACTGGGTCACCACCCGCAACCTCGAAACCGCACAAACCCACCTGGCCGCAATGGTCCGGTGGGTTGAGGACCGGGAACGGGTACTGAGGGAACTCACCATCGCTGAGGAAGGCGGACACCGACCATGAAAGTCGAGCAGCAGATGAACGGCGATCTGTGGGTCACGGATGCCCTCGGGCGTCGCGCAACCCTCCACTGGTCCCGGTTCCACGGACTCATCATCTCCGCGGGTTCTGCCGTGTACCTGGGTTCTCCGGAGGTCTACGCCTGGCTGAAAGAGCACATCCAATGAGCGGCTGGGACGCGATGGTCACGGATGCTGCCGAACAACTCCGCGCCGACCACGGGTTAGCACAAGCCGCAGCAGAAACCCGCGCTTACGACCGGACCCGCATGGGCGTCTCCTACAAGACCGGTCACCGACGCGGGTTCTGGGACGGGGTGTTGTACGTCCTTCAACAGCAAGCGTTGTGGGATTCCCTCACGGAGGGGGAAGCGATCGAAGAACTCCGCAAGGGCGGGGCAAGCCTGTACCACCCGCTGTTCAAAGACGACCCGCGCGTGTGGGTTGACTGCCCCCTGGATGGTCGGGTGACGGTCGGCGTGGAGGGATTTTGCGATGCCTGTGGATACGTATTTTGCCGATGAATGGGTCGACGTGCCCGGCCTCGAAGGAGGATACGTCATCAACCGGGCGGGTGTCGTCCGCTCGCTGCCACGTGTGATCACGCGCAGCAACGGGCACCGGCAGACGATTCGTGGTCGGGTCGTTGCGACCCACATGAACAGTGGCTACCTACGCGTCAACGTCTCGCACTCGGGGCGAAGCGTCGCGGTCCTAATCCACCGGGCGCTGGCCGAAGCGTTCATCCCGAACACTGACGGCCTGCCTGTTGTTCGGCACCTAAACGACAACCCCACCGACAACCGTCTAGAGAATCTGGCCTGGGGCACGCCGCGCGATAACGCAGCCGACTGTGTACGCAACGGGCACCACCCGCCGACGAATCAGGAGCGTTGCCACCGCGGCCACGAGTTCGGGCCGAGGCAGGCCAACGGGCGCAGGCGGTGTCCGACATGCCGCAATGCGCCACGGCTCTGCGAGTTCTGTGGCAAGAGCTACCGCGGCGTACAGAACCTGCGACGCCATAAGCACATCAAGCATTGAGTTGGAGATGAAATGAGTGAGCTTGCGAAGGCTCTGACCGCGTTCCACGCGGATCTGCCGAAGGTCGGGAAGGGATCAACCAACCCCGCCTTCAAATCGAAGTACGCGGACCTTGCCGACATTGTGTCCGTGGTCCTGCCGGCCCTCGCGAAGCAGGGGCTTGCGTGGATCACCACCCCCCGCGTGTCGGATGACGGGTTCACGCTCGAGTACGAGTTGCGGCACACGTCGGGGGAGTCGGTGACGGGTTCGTGGCCTCTCCCTGACCCGGAGAAAGCTACCCCGCAGCAGATGGGGTCGGCGGTGACGTATGCGAAGCGGTATGCGTTGTCGGCGGTGACGGGTATCGCACCGGATGATGACGACGACGGAAACGCGGCATCGTCTGGGCCTGGTGCTGCGCCGCGTTCGAGGTCGACTCGGGTTGCTGACCCGAAGTCGAAGATCGCCGATGCCCTGCACGCGATTTCCATTGCGGCGACGGCTGAACGTCTGGACGTTATCGAGACTCACGCGAAGCAGATCGGTATCGCAGGGGTTGCTGAGGTGAGCGCGGCGCTTGAAGCGAAGCGTTCCGAGCTCGGCTCGAGCCTCACCGACCACTGGGCCGCAGCACCTATCCCGGAGGGGTCGTGATGGAACCGTTGGAACGTCTCGGAGACGCCCTCGCAGAACTCGACGAAACCAACCGTCCGATCGTGTTCAAAGATCCGGGGGACACGGATTGGACGGTCCTCACGTTCGGGCCGCATGACCGGCGCACGTTCCCGACATGGGGAGAGGCGTACCTGCACGCGTACACGGTTGCGCGTATCCCATTCGCAGTCATCGAAACCATACAGGAATGCTCATGAACGCCGATCCGAGCATGTTGCAGATCGCCCACCGCGGATTCACCTACTCCGAGATGCACGCGTTTCAGTGCAACGGGTGCGGCATGTACCTTCAGGGCCTCGAGGAGTTCGAGGGGTCGGGAGACGAGGGCTGCGCAATTATGCGCGGGTGGATGGCGGAAGAGGGGTGGGTTAGCGACGCGGAGGCCGACACCGACCTTTGCCCCGCTTGCGCTCTCACTGCTGACGGGAGCGAGCAATGACTACCCCTATTGGTGATGCGGTTCGTTCTATGGCGTTCTCCACGTTCACGTGCGCCTGGTGCGGTGTCAACCCGATGCGGGGGACAGCGGCGGATGTTGACGGGACCATGCTCCCCACCTGCGGAACACACGGAGACGACGATGACGACGACGACTGACAGTGACCTCGAAATCCTCATCCTCAACGGGGAAGGACCATCCTGCGAGTTCAAGCATGGTGCCACCCTCCCCTGCACCGACGACGTAACCCACCGTGTCATCGCCTGCCGACAGCAGGGGAACGTGTGTGCTGCGGCGGCTGAGTTGACCCGGTACCGGATGGAGAACGGGGCGACGTGTTCCGGATGCCACCAACCCGCCGGCGACTGCTGGTATCTGAGGCCGATCTGATGGGCCGTGCTACACCGGTCCCCGCGAAAACCCGCCGCATCGTTGAAGAACGGTGCGGCGGTCTCTGTGAGGGGTGCGGGCAACGGGAAGCAACCGAACTGCACCACCGCAAATACCGGTCCCGTGGCGGCGGACACGAAATCACCAACCTCATTTTCCTGTGTGGGTGGGGTAACCATACGGGATGTCATGGTGTCGCGCATTCCGCTGAGGGGCACGAGCTCGGATGGTCCGTGAACTCGTGGGCCGACCCCGCGTTGACGCCTGTGTTGTGGCGGGGTGGGATGTCGTGGCTCACCGCTGATGGGCGTGTTGAACCTGCCGGCCTCGGGCCGAGCTTCTGAGAAGGGGTGAGTGATGCGTGATGAGTCGCCATGGGTGATGAACCTTATCGGTATGGCGTCCGGTGCTGGTATCCCGGCACGTGACGCAGCAATCCGCGCCCTCTGGGTGAATCACGGGTTCACGGTGGAAGAGATCCATGAGGTGTGTTCCGTGGATTTGGGTGTTATCCGGTGGGCGCTGCTACACGCACCCATCATCCGAACCGACTAGCCGGGGAATTCTTCACACAGTTATCCACAGCACAAACGGTTGGTGTCGTATACCACCGGGAAGACTTGAAGAGACGAGACGGCCCAAAAGGTGCGCCAACACCGGGCCGTCTCTAATCCACTCCGTCGCAACAACTGGAAGGGGACTGCCATGCAGTCTATGTCCCGCGCATTCACCGCCGAACGATTCCTGGTTCTGCTCCGCGAAGACCAGGACCGCACCCGGTCCCTTGAGCGGTACTACGTGAAGCTCGCGTACCAGTACGGCGTCGAAGTGCCGGACATCGTGAAGCACTCAGGACTGCCCATCGACCGCGTCCAGGCGCTACTTCTCGAGGAGGACTAATTGGCGAGGGAACACGCAAACGTCCGACTCGACATGTGGGGCGATAAGGACTGGAAAGCGTTGACGCCACCCGCTCAGTGGTTATACATGGTCCTACTCACGCACCCAAAGACGAACCGGGCCGGCGTGTCTGACTGGCGTGCCGGGAGGATCGCGCAACTGGCGCACGGCATCACCGCCCAGGACGTCCGCGGCATCGCCGCCGAGCTCGCAGGCCGCCACTTCATCGTCATCGACGAGGAGACAGAGGAAGTCCTGATCCGTTCGTTCGTGAAGTACGACGGTGTGCTGAAGCAGCCGAACATGACGATCACGATGGTGAACGACTGGACGGGTATCGCTTCCACGCGTCTTCAGGCTGTGGTCGCGTTCGAGGTGCAGAAGATCCGGGCGCGGTTCCCGGACTGGACGATCTGGGCGAATCCGAAGCTCGAGACGCTTCTGGGCACGGCTGGGGTCAACGCTAAGGCTGACCCATCGGTTGACCCATCGCCTGACCCTACGGCTAACCCATCGGTTAGGGGTGCCTCTACTACTACTACTACTTCTACTACTACGAATGCTTCGCATTCTGCGGCGAAGAAGCCTGAGCTTCGACTTCCGAAGGACTGGGCTCCAACCGCAGACCACATCAAACGGGCGAAGGATCTCGGTGTGGACGTGGTCGCTGAGGCCGACAACTTCCGCCTGCACGCGGAGACCCACGATCGGCACGCGGCGAACTGGAATGCCGCGTTCACCACGTGGCTGAAGAAGGCGCGCCCCTCGGCGCCGAAGCAGACCCGCAAGGTTCCCGCGAACGACGAATGGATGTACCGGTGAACGCGGAACAGACCGTCCTCGGCGCGATCCTCCGAAGCAACAGCGTCTACCGGGAAGCCGCCCACCACATCGCGGGCTCCGACTTCCAGAACCCGTCCCTCGGGGCCGTGTTCGACGGGCTCGGGCGCCTCATCGCAACGGGGGAGACGGTAGACGCCGTCACGGTCGAGCTGCACTTCCCCGAGTGGGGTGTGCGGGGGCTGAGTTCCGCTGACCCGTGGCATTGGTTGGACGCCGCACCGTACCCGCACGTTGTCGGGAAGGCGGCACAGGTCGTCCGGGCCGGGTCGCTGCGGCGCCGCGGCGAGACGGTCATGAAGCAGGCGCTTGACGAGCTCCACGACCCGGGCCAGAACCCGGCGGAGGTGATCGAACGGGTGCAGCGGGGACTCGTCAGCGAGTCACGCGGCGAACTGTCGTCGGTGACCCTCGCGGACGTCCTCGAGACCCCCGACGATCAGGACTGGATCGTCCCCGGCCTCCTCGAGCGGAAGGACCGTCTCATCCTCACCGGGCATGAAGGGCTCGGGAAAACAACCCTTGTACGGCAACTGCTGATCCTGCCCGCTGCGGGTATCCACCCGTTCACGTTCGAACCGATCGAACCCGTAACCGCCCTCGTGGTAGACGCGGAGAACACGGCGAAACAGTGGATGCGCGCTACCCGGTGGATGGTGAAGCAAGCCGTCCGCACCACACAGACGGACCCGTCACACCGGATTCACATGTCCCTGTCGGGGCGGATCAACCTGCTTGACCCGACCGTGCTGGGTGATGTGCACCGGCTCATCGACCAGCACAAACCGGGTCTCGTGTTCATTGGCCCGCTGTACCGGTTGGCGTTGCAGATGAACACGGACGAACAGATCGCCCCGGTGATCGCGGCTCTCGATTCGATCCGTGACCGGGGTGTCGCGTTGGTGATTGAAGCTCACGCCGGCCACGCGGTCGGGGTCAACGGGATTCGTGATGTTCGCCCGCGTGGTTCGTCGGCGCTGCTCGGCTGGCCGGAGTTCGGGTACGGCATCCGCAAAGACACAACTGATGGTGCACCCGCGAACAGGTTCGAGTTTGTGGCCTGGCGTGGTGCGAGAGAGACGAGACAGTGGCCCACCGCTTTGAGGCGTGGGAACTGGGAGGTAGGGGATTGGCCATGGCTGGTCGACGAGGAATGGATCTGAGGGCGATGACGAGTGGTGTTGACGAAACCCTCACCCGCGCGGGGTGCACCGCATGGCCTGAACCGGTGCGGTGTGACCGGTGCGGGTGTGAGGGCACTCGAGGCCCCGGCTCAAGGTGGGGGCTGTGCAGGGATTGTCGGGCGACGATGTCCGCGGCGGAGCAGGAGGCGTGGCGATGAGCGGCGACCGTCCTAGCGCTTGCCCCCGGTGCGGCATCGTCCGACAGGTGAAGACCGGTGCGAACCGGACTGGCTACTGCCAGGACTGCACCACCCAACGCGGGCAGGGCACTGTTTCGCGGTCGTGGATGGATGACGCCGCGTGCGCGAACGTCGACCCGGAACTGTTCTTCCCGGAGGGGGAGGATGCGTGGTTCCCGACTCGGCAGGCGAAGCAGGTCTGCGCGTCCTGCCCGGTTCGTGGGATGTGCGCGGCGGATACCCCGGTGTGGGATCGGTTCTCTATCAGGGGTGGGATGACTGCCACGGAGCGACGTAGAAGGAAGGTTGCGTGATGACCGCTATCGAAGACGCCCTCGCCGCGCTGGCGCGACTGGAGCGAGCGCAGCGCCCCGCAGATGCGTCCGCGCTTCGCGCCCTGATCGCCGAGCATGAGCGCCTGACCGCCCCGCCCACCGACGAGTGGGAGTACGCGGTTCGCGACGCCGAGGGCCGCATCTGGTTCAAGGCGACGGCTGGTGCGCGACCGGGCGACATCGCCATCCGACGCCGCAAGGTCGGCCAGTGGGAGCCGGTCGAGGCCGTGAGGGATGCGTGAACGGTCCCTTTCCGTGTCCCACCTGCCACACCCCCTTCACCTCGGCTGGGACGGTTCACGGGTTGCACGGTAACCCTCCCGGCCTATGGGAACTCCTAGAACACCTCGCGCGTCAGGAATGCGCCAACCAAACGAACAGGAGCGGAACATGACTGCGCTCGGACGTTTCATGTACTCGATGCGATGCGACCACCCCGGAGGCTGCTCAGCCGAACTGGACACCGACTACGGCGGCGCGTGGCTCTACGAAACGATCGAAGAAGCCCGTGCCGCAGCACGCGACTACGACTGGGTGACCGACGACCGGGGCCGGGACTTCTGCTGGGATCACCGGGCGAACCACCCGGACTACGCGGACGGGAGTTCGTGATGACTCGTAGTAGACGTACCGCCAGGGCCGCAGGCACGAGTTTTGAGACATGGCTGGTCGAGTACTGGCGTGAAGCATTCGGAACCCGCCAGATCGAACGCCGCGCCCGCAAAGGCATCCGCGACGAAGGCGACATCGCCGGACTCCACAGCCACGCCGGCCCGCTAGTGGTCGAAGCGAAAAACGTGTCCCGATTCAACCTGTCCGGGTGGCTCCAAGAAGCACAGATCGAAGCATCCCACGCAGACGCAGCAATGGGTGTCGTTGTCGCGAAGCGTCGCGGCTACGGGCGGGGCTCCATGGGGGAACAGTACGTCGTGATGCGACTTCACGACTTCACGGTCCTCCTCGGCGGAACCCCGAAGCATCACTGCGACTGCCCCATCGACCACGACGACAACACAGGAGACGAAGAATGACCGCCCGGAATGAGCAGGAGACCACCGTCACCGCGGGCCGAGACGAGGAGTGGGTGTCGATCTGGACCAACAACCCGGTCCACGCCCGCCGCCTCGACAAAGACCCGCGTGCGGAGAAAACGAAGGAAGGCCCCGATGAGTTCGGCGGCTGGTACCGCATCCGCGCAACGGACTTCGACCCGCTCAAGGGCTTCCGTCGCGCCGGGCGCACCCTCACCCCGGAGCAGCGGGAAGCCGCCGCCGCACGACTCGCCGCAGCACGCAACGCCTGAACCAAGGAGAACCACATGACCACGATCGCTTTCCGCGGCAACACCACCGCGCCCGCAGAACTTCGATACACGGCTAACGGAAAACCCGTCGCATCCGTGACCGTCGCAGAGAACATCGGCAAGGACGACACGAAGCGAACGAACTACCACCGTGTCACCCTCTGGGGCGAGCTCGGGGAACACGCCGCACAACTCGACAAGGGAACGTCGGTGATCGTCATCGGGCGCCTCGAGGAGCGGGAGTACACCGACCGTGAGGGGCAGACCCGCCGCACGTGGGAGGTCATCGCGGATTCGTTCGGCCCTGATCTGCGTTACGCGACTGCTGTTGTCACGAAGGCCGGTGGTCAGCAGCAGTATGCGACCGCTCAGCCTGCCGCTGATTCCTGGACGAGCCCCGGCACGTTCGGGGACGACTCCAGTCCTTTCTGAGCCGGAGGTGTCTCGTGAGTAAGGACTATAGGCGCCCGTCGAGGCGGGAACAGAAGTGGTTGGATGCCGTGCTGAACCCGGAACCCGAACCCCGCCCCCACGTGTGCGGGTATTGCCGCAACCCGTTTACCGGGGGCCGAGCAGACTGCCCGAACGCTGGGAGAACCGGTGGCTGACGTGCTGCCTGCGTACCGTCACTTCGCGTCTCGAGATCTGTGCGGCCGTGCGATCGACGCCGGCTGGGCTGTCTTATGGAAGCCGCAGGAGGACACGGGCGGGAATCCGTTCATCGTCGTGGAGGGCATGTCGGGCGACCGTTGGTTCTCTGCCGCCTGGCACACGCGTGACACGGGCAGCTACCGGTTCTGGCAGGGGAGCGTCGGAAGCAAGCACCGCCCGAGGACGGTGTCACTGAAGCGTTTGATCGAGTACGTGGAGGGGGTTTCTAGTGTCGGGTGAACAGAACGAACTACTCGAAGCAGTCGACGAGCTCACGAAACGGGCAGTGCTGCATCAGACCGTTGCGGAGTCCCGGTTCACGTGTGTCGTGTTCGACCAGTCCCTCCTCGAACGCCTCGAGTCCGAGATCCGGTTCTCGTTGAGTCGTGAGGGGGCCAAGAGCCTCCCGAATCAGCGGGTGCCGATCAACTCTGGTGCGCTCATGTTGTTCATGCGGATCAGTAGTCAGATCACGGATTGGGCGCACGGGGTGAAGGCGGCTGTGTATAAGGGTGACCCTGCGCGGACGTTGCGGGCATGGTTCGTGGCGTGGTCGCAGGGGAACCGGGAGGCGGGGGAGGTGGCGGCACGGGTCCGCCTCCTCCACGGGTGGGCCGCATCCATCCGCCGCGAACTCGACCCACCCCGCCGACGCGAACTCCCCGACCCATGCCCCGCCTGTGGGGCACACGAATACTGGCGAGACGGGGAACGCCTACCGAAACCTCTTGTCGTTGAGATCCCGAGGAACCCGGAACAGTCCCTCATCGACGAATCGTCCGCGGCTTGTCGTGCGTGCGACAAGCGGTGGGGAGCAAGAGAACTCGCCTACGAACTAGAACATAGGAGCCCCGATGGCTGAATCCTCCGCGTCCGCTCACGTCTCCCACCACCACGAGGACGGCGCCGGTTGGCCGTGCCCCGAAACCGTCGACACGGACGGTCGGGTCCGCGGTCGCTGCATCGCACCTGAACTCTTCACCGAACGAAAGGCAAGTTGATGAACACCACAGGCAAGCGGGTCACTGGATGGATTCTGGTGGCCGTTTTCATTTCCACGGTCGTACTGGCGAACGTACTCACCACCCACTTCGGGTTCGTCCCGGTCGGGTTCGGGTTCATGGCCACGGCGGGAACGTTCGTAGCCGGCGCGACCCTCGCACTCCGAGACGGGGTACAGGACACCCTCGGCAGGCGGGTGGTACTCGGGGCGATCCTTGCAGGTGCCGCCCTGTCGTTCGCAATGTCGGCACCGTTCATCGCACTCGCATCGGTGGTCGCGTTCGTTGTCTCCGAGCTCGCTGACTACGCCGTGTACACGCCGATCCGGAAGCGTGCACGGTTCGGTGACGCCAAGTGGGCCATCGCTGTAGCCGCCTCCACCGTCGTGGGGGCTGTGGTCGACACGGTCCTGTTCCTCGGGATCGCGTTCGGTCCCGCAGCGATCATCCCGGCACTCCCGGGGCAGTTGGTGGGTAAGGCGTGGGCGATGCTCGCGTTCCTTCTGATCGGGTGGGGGGTCTCACGTGTGGTACTTCGCAAACCCGTCAACCCCGCAAGTACGTGAACGGATGAGCGCAGGAGAGCTTGGTTGCATCGTCACGCCCCGTCAAGGAAACAAGATCCCGGACGGGGCGTTCTTCTGCGCCGACAACGGCGTATTCGGCAAGGGATACCCGGGGGAAGACGCCTGGTGGGAGTGGCTAAGTTCACTCCCACCAGAGCGTTGCCTGTTCGCCGTCGCACCCGATGTGGTCGGGGACGCCGCAGCAACGTTGGTCACGGCAACCCCGTGGCTGCCCCGCATCCGCGAACTGGGTATCCCTGCCGCATTCGTCGCACAGGACGGCGCCGAAACGGTCGGTGTCCCGTGGGACGAGTTCGACTGGCTGTTCATCGGCGGGTCAACGGAATGGAAGCTCGGGCCACACGCTCGAGCCTTCACCGCGGAAGCGAAGAAGCGGGGCAAGCAAGTCCACATGGGCCGCGTCAACTCCGCTACCAGAATGCGGTTCGCGAACGCCATCGGCTGCGATTCCGCAGACGGCACTTTTATCACCTTTGGCCCTGATGTGAATCTGCCAAAGGTGCTGGGTTGGTTGCGTCAGGTCCACGCACCGACGCTGTTTTGAAAGGAACACCATGCTTGCGAAGTACCACGACGAACTCAAAGCCTGGCTGGAGACGAAATGAAGTACCGCAAGAAGCCAGCCGTCATCGAGGCCATGCAACTGACCGACAACTGGCGTGAGGTGTGTGACTGGGTGAACGCGCACGCGGAGCGAGTCGATCCGTACCGCCCGAGTGCCTACCTGCCCAGCGGCCCTGACGCGGACATCCTCATCGTCACACTGGAGGGCGATATGCGGGCCGTTCCTGGCGACTACATCATCCGCGGCGTGCAGGGCGAGTTCTACCCGTGCAAGCCCGACATCTTCGAGGCGACATACGACTTGGCCGAGTAGGTATTGCGTACGAACGTTCGTGTGTGTATAATCGACCCCAGGTGGTTGAAGCACGCCTTCACACCGAAGTTCTCACCCCGTTGACACTGTCGGCGGGGTCTTTTCGTTAACAGACCTCCTCGGTAGTCGTGCGCGGCATAACCGGGTTGCAGGATGGCGCGCCCAGGAGCGCGCCGGCACAACAGTGAGCCAAGACCGCAAACCGCGCGAGCTCCACACAGGCCCGAGCCGGGTAAAGCCGTTGGCGGGCCACACCCTTTCTTTCCGTCGCTTCCCCTGCGTCGGGGGAGCCCAATCACGGGGGTAACCGTGGCACTCGACAACCTTCGCGCCGACCTTGAAGAAGCGCGCCGACAGAAGCCCGCAACGTTCGCCGCGTGGCTGGAAACCGCCGACCCCACCACTGTGGGGCTCGTCATGGAATACATCACCGACACGGGTGTGATGATTGACCCGTTGGTGGCGAAGTTGCGGAAGAACGAGATCCCCATTACGCGGGAGACGGTGGAGAAGTACCGTGACGCGCGGGGCTGAGGGTATCGCCGGGCGCTTTTGGGCGCGGGTGGAGAAGGATGCCGAATGCTGGAAGTGGACCGGCTCGCACGCTCGCGGGTATGGGTACCTCTGGACGGCAGGCCGTAAGCGCGTCTACGCCCACCGCATCTCCTACACGCTGGCCCACGGGGAAATTCCAGAAGGCGCGATGGTGGATCACATCTGCCACAACCGCGGATGCGTGAATCCGGATCACCTCCGGCTCGCATCGAACAAGCAGAACCTCGAGAACCTTGGGGGTCTGTACGCCTCGAACACGTCTGGCTTTCGCGGTGTGACACGGCGGCGCAACGGTACTTGGCAGGCCGAAGTCACGCACAACGGCTCCAAGCGGTATCTGGGCGTCTTCGCGACCGCGGAGGACGCCGCAACCGCAGCGGCCTCCGCGCGGATGGACCTGTTCACGCACAACGTGGCAGACCGAGGGGCCGAGAAATGACGCTCGCTGATGACCTGGACGCGTTGACCGTCCCGACACCGCCGAAGAAGTTCCAGCAGCACGCCGAGTTCGACGAGAACGGCGGCACCGCTGCAACCGGGCCGGTGCGCCGCGTGGTCACCGACTACCGGGAACTCCTCACCCTCGCCGGCCTCGACCCCGACGCCTTCCGCATCGTCGGGAAAGTCAGTCAGTGGTCCAAGACCCACCACGACAAAGAAGACACCTACAGTTTCTTCTTCACCTTTGAAGCCCTCACGGCCGGTGAAGAAGCCCTAGACCTACCTGCCCTCTACTCCGAAGCAAGACGCAAACCGCGAAACCCCGTCACCACGAGGGGTACGGCTGACAGCCGAGTTACTGTCGTTGCACTTTCGGATGTTCAGGCGGGCAAGGTGGACCACCGCGGCGGGACCCCTGAACTCATCGACCGGCTCGCCGGGATGAGGGAACGTCTCGCCGCGCACCTCAAAGCCCGGAAACCGCAAGCCACCGTGCTAGCCGAAGTCGGGGATCTCTTTGAGGGGTTCGAGTCCGGCGGTAACCCAATGTTCACCAACGACCTGTCGTTGGCGCAGCAGATGGACCTTGCCGGCACTGAGGTTTACCGGTTCGTGGAGGTCATGCAACGCCACGGACGGGTCGACGTTGTCTGTATCCCTTCGAATCACACCGCATGGCGGTCAGGGAAGCAGCAGCTCGGGCGCCCCGGCGACGACCTCGGACTGTTCGTCCACAAGCAAGTACAGAAACTCGCCAACGCGGCAGGGATCGACGCTCACTGGACCTACCCGGACATGTTCGACGAGTCCGTGGTCATCGATATCCTCGGCACCGGGCTTGGTGTGGTTCATGGTAACCAGTTCAACCCCGGCCAGGCCGTCACATGGTGGCAGAAGCAGCAGCACGGTGGGATGCCTACCGCACGCGCTGACATCCTTCTTACTGGCCACTATCACCACCTGACTGTGCTTCCGTCCGGGCGTAACCCGTCCACGGGGAAGTCGAAGTGGTGGTTGCAGGCGCCGACGACGGATAACGGTTCGTCGTGGTTCCGGAACGTTGGTGGCGGGGATTCGGATGCGGGGCTGCTCGTGTTCGACATCACTGAGGATGGGTTCGACCTCTCGAGCCTCACCGTCCTCTGACCACTTACCTCACGTGGGTATACGCCACGTGTATACCCACGTGTGGTAAGTCCGCGTAAGGGCGGTGGCTCATGGACACTTCCAGACGTTGCGACCGCTGTGGCGTGCAGGCGTACTGGTCCACATGGATCGACATGACCGAGATGACGTGGTGCACGCATCACTTCCGGGAGTCCGAAGCCAAGCTGCGGGATATTGCGCTTGCCGTGATTGACCACACGTGGGAGATGGATTCCTGATGTGGCGTTGGGTGACGATCGCCGCGGTAGGCATCGGCCTCATCACCGCGGCGGTGTGGTTGCTGTGCCTCCTCGTCCTCGCAGCACCCGGGTTTTTGGCCCTGTTGTTCCTGTTGCCTGTGTTCCATGCGTCCGTTTTGCCGTCGTGGGAAGACGAACTCAAAGCCTGGCTGGAGAGACCATGACGTCGAGGGCTGAGGATCTGACCGAAGCGCAAGCAAGCCCACAGGCTCAAGTCGCGCGAGTTAAGCCCTGTACCGCAACCCTGGTACTCGACTACGACTCACTGGACTGTTACCTGTCTGATGGTCACGCCGGCCCCCACAAAGGACGCGGCGAACACCACGCATTCTTCTGGCAGTACGAGGTGATCCGGTGAGCGAGGCCACGAAGATGGCCCTCGAAGCCGCCATCGAAGCGCACGTCCACGACGAATGCGACGGCGACCTCACCGGGGCATGGGTGCTCGTCACCGAAACCACCACCCTCGCAGACATGGACAACAACGACTCCGTGTTCTTCTGGGCCACTCGTGAGAAGCAGTCCTCGTTTATGACGGATGGGCTGTTGAATGCTGTGTTGCACCGGGAACGGTACGCACGCACCGACGAGGACGATGACTGATGAAGTACCCACCTGACTACGAACTCTCATACATCGAGAGCACCGTCGAAGCCCTCAACCTCCGCGGCCTCATCATCACCCCATCCGCGGTACTCCAAGGCCTCTGGATGATCGAAGCGCGCGGCCTCGAAGACGCCGACGCGGAAACGTCGCTCTACGTGTTCCTTTACCGGCTGACACCGTTCCACGCCGGACACCTCGAACCGACATGGTTCCAAGGGTGGGAGGCCCTGGCTAACGAACTCGCCGCAGCCAGCCTTGAAGAACTCGCACACCGGTTCGGGTATGACGCGGTGCGCGTGGCTGAGATCATCCGATGGCACTTCCTGTCACGCACCAGCTGACCTGCCTGTCACGACCGCTTATTCCCGTTTATCCCTGTAACCGGGAATAGCGGGACTCTTACTCTTCCCTTTCGACCCCGAGGTGCACATGCGCGTGTGCTCACAACCCGGATGCCCAACCATCTACCCCACATCCGAGGGGACACGATGCGCTGAGCACCGCCGCCAAGCGGACAGGGCACGTGGTACGGCACGAGACCGGGGCTACACAACCCCAGGACACCAAGCCTTCCGCACAGCCGTACTCACACGAGACCCCATCTGCGTCCTCTGCCACAGTGCATTCGCCACAGTAGCGGACCACTACCCACGGTCACGCAAAGAGTTGATCGAGCTCGGACTCAACCCCAACGACCCTGACGCTGGCCGCGGCCTATGCAAACCCTGTCACGACACATCCACAGCAGAACACCAGCCCGGAGGCTGGCACACCTGAACGGATGTTCGACAGTCCCACCTCAAGGGGTGGGGGAGGCCCCCTTCAACCCTCCTGCCAAAGTACCGCCGGGGAGGTGTGAAAAACCTCGGACGGGTTCAAAACGTTCCAAACCGCCTCTGTTCGTAGGGGTGTTCGACTGTTCCGACGTGGCGTGATGCCGCGCAGCGTGATGCTGAGGATGTGATGTCATGCCTTCTGGTGGTGCTCGTGCCCGTAGTGGCCCTTCGCCTGATCCGAGCTCGTTCCGGTCGATGGATCGGGAGTGGGTTGATCTTCCTGTTGCTGGTTTCGCCGGCACGATTCCTGCGTTCCCCCTGCCTGACGCTCTGTCGGTGGAGGTTGAGTTGTGGGATGAGTTGTGGCGGAAGCCGCAGGGTGCCGCGTGGGATGCTCTGGGCCTGAAGTTTCAGGTGGCGGCGTATGTGCGCGCGTATCTTGAGTCTGTTCAGGAGAAGGCGTCGGCGGGGTTGAAGACTGCTGTGCTTCGCATGGAGGCGGAGCTCGGTCTGAACGTTCCGGGTATGCGGTCGAATGGGTGGCGGATCTCTGACGGTTCTGTGGCGGCGCCGGTTGCGACTCCTGCTGCTCGGCAGACGTCGTCGGGTGACTGGCTGAAGGCTGTCTCCGTTGAAGGGGCCTGACTACAAGATCCCGCCTCGTACTCGTTCTCTCGGTTACCTGGGCATGTGGTGGATTGAGAATCACTGTGTTGTCCCGGAGGGTGACACGGCTGGTGACCCGTTCATGCCGACGCTGGATCATCGTGTGTGGTTGGCGAATTGGTATGAGGTTCGTTCGACGGCGAAGCCTGGTGAGCGTAATCAGGCGTTCCGGTATCGCACGGGGCAGTGGATGGCGGCGCAGAAGGTCGGCAAGTCGCCTGGTGTGGCCGCGGAGACGTGCCTCGAGTTCGTGGGGCCGGCGCTGTTCGACGGTTGGGCGGAAGAGGGCGACTACTACGCGTGCGCCGATCACGGGTGTCCGTGTGGGGGCGTGTACTTCTACGAGGCGGGGGAGCCGAAGGGGCGCCCTTGGCCTACGCCCCGCATCCAGCTTGCGGCTGTCGTCGAGGATCAGGTGGAGAACACCTGGGGCGCTCTTATCCCGATGATCGACTCGGGGCCGCTGTCGAACATGATCCGCACGGGTGAGGCGTTCATCCGTCACCCGAACGGGAACCGTGACTCGCGGGTTGAGATCGTCACGTCGAAGGCGGACGGCAAGCTTGGTGCGCGTATCTCTGCGGGGAAGTGTGATGAGACGGGTCTGTGGACTGACTCGAACAAGATGAAGAAGTTCATGCGTACTTTGCGGCGTGGTGCTGCGGGTATGGGTGGGCGGGTGTCGGAGACGACGAACCCGTATGACCCGGCTGAGGCTTCTCAGGCGCAGGACACGCACGAGTCGAAGCGTAAGGACGTTCTCAAGCACTACTTCCCGCCGCCGGCGAATCTTCGATTCGATCTGAAGAAGGATCGTGCGTTGATCTTCGCGTTCAACTATGGCGGGTCGCCCTGGGTGGATCAGCGGTCGATTGAGGCGGAGTCTCAGGCGCTTGCGGAGTCGAATCCGGCTGAGGCGGAGCGGTTCTTCGGGAACCGGATCGTCGCGGGATCGGGTGCATGGTTCGACATGACGAAGTGGGCTGACCGGAAGGTTGAGACCCCGGTCACGGTGTCGGCTCGGACGAAGGTGTGTGCCGGGTTCGACGGGTCGAACAACGATGACCACACCGGCATCCGGCTCGAGACTCTGGACGGGTACCAGTTCACTCCGTTGTATGGCGACGCGCGGCGTAAGACGCATTGGCGCCCGCAGGACTGGGATGGGCGTATCCCGCGCGCTGAGGTGATGGCCGCGTGGTCGCAGCTCGCGTCTGAGTTCGAGATCGTCCGCGCGTACCTTGACCCGGCGTTCTGGGAGTCCGAGGCGGACACTCTCGCCGCAGAGCACGGCGAGAAGGTGTTCATCAAGTGGGCTACGAACCGCCTGAATCCGATGCACGCCGCGCTCGAGCGGTTCCGTACGGACGTGTACAACGTCGAGTCGGACTTCTGGCACGACGGTGACGGGGACGTTGAAGCGCATCTGCGTAACGCGATCCTCCGCGCGCGTGGTGTGGACCCCGCGACGGGAATCAACCGGTACTTCATCGCGAAGCCGACCGACCCGCAGAAGATCGACCTCGCTATGTGTTCTGTGCTCGCTCATGAGGCGCGTATGGACGCGATCGCTGCGGGAGCGCTGGCCTCTCAGCCGGACAACTTCATTTACTACTGAGCCTTTGGAGGGCGCATGGACGCGGATGCGGCCCGGAAACTGACTCAGCGGATCTACACCCGCCTGAACAACCGTCGCCCGGATATTGAGCGGGCGGAGTCGTATTACGAGGGCGATCAGCCCCTCAACTTTGCGACTGATGAGTGGAAGAAGGCGAACGCGTCCCGGTACGCGGATTTCTCCGACAACTGGTGTGGGACGGTTGTGAACGCTGAGGCGGAACGTCTGAAGCCGATCGGTGTGACGAACATGCCGAAGGGTGCGGCGTCGAAGCTGTGGGACGCGTTGCAGATGAACGAGTTTGATGCTCAGTTCTCGCAGGGTGCTGTTACGGCTCTGACTGCTAAGCGGTGTTTCGTGATCGTGTGGGGCGACCCTGATGGGGAGCCGATTGTCACGTTTGAGCACCCGTCGTCGGTTGAGATTGAGTACGACTGGGAGAATCCGCGTCTGCGGACGGCCGCGTTGAAGACGTGGGTGGATGAGGACGACGAGTACGCGACCCTGTACACCGCGGAGTGGGTGTTCAAGTGGATTCGTCCGCGGGTGACGCCGGCTAACGAGCTCGAGTCGATGTCGGAGCAGCAGCGTGAAGAGTACGCCGCGTCCGGTGGGTGGAAGCAGCGCGACGGTTCCTCGGACGATGCGTGGCCCGTCAAGAACCCGCTGGGCGTTGTGCCTGTGGTGGAGATCCAGAACCGTCCGACGCTGAAGGGCGACCCCCTGTCGGAGATTCAGGGTGTCATGCCCATGCAGGATGCTATCAACCTGCTGTGGGCGTACCTGTTTCTGGCTGCGGATTACGCGTCGATGGATGCGCGGGTGATGCTCGGCACGCAGCCGCCCATGATCCCGATCCTGGACGCGGACGGTAAGCCGATCGGTCAGCGGCCGGTGGACATGAAGGATCTCCGGGAACGGCGCCTCATCACCATCACTGGGGATAACGCGAAGATCGACTCGTGGAAGGCTGCGAGCCTCGACATCTTCACGGACACGATCGAGATTGCGGTGGGGCATATTGCGGCGCAGACCCGCACACCCCCGCACTACCTTGTGGCGAACAAGGGGATCTCGAACCTGTCCGGTGATGCGCTGAAGTCCGCTGAGATCGGTCTGAACAAGAAGGCTGGGGAGTTCATCACGTTCACTGACCCGCAACTGCGGGAGGTGCTGCGGTTGGTGGCTCTCGTAAAGGGTGACGCGAAGACGGCGCAGGCTACCCGGCTGGCGCGGATCGTCTGGGAGTCCCCTGAGATCCGGTCTGAGGCGCAACTGGCGGATGCCCTGTTGAAGAAGGCGCAGATGGGGTACCCGTTCGAGTACCTGCTGGAACTTGACGGGCGTTCGCCGGCTGAGATCCGGCGGATTATGAAGCTGCGTAAGGCGGAGCTTGACGACGCGTTGGGTGCGGGCGCGCAGATGGCGGTTCAGGGGGCCATTGATGACGGCTCTGACGAGGTTGGCGAGTGACAGGCAGGCTCGGCTTGTAGCGACGTCTGAGGGGGCGTCACGGCTGGTTCTGCGGTTGTGGAACCGGACTCGTGGCGGTGACCTTGACGCGGGTTGGGATGTGATTGCCCCGCAGGTGGAGCGGGTTGTGACGTTGGCGCAGGTTGCGGCGGCGCGTCAGTCTTCGGCGTATGTGCGGGAGGCTGGCGGGCTGCTGGGCGCCGACATGGAACCCTCATCACTGGTGCCGGAAGCGTTCGGCGGTGCGACCCGTGAGGGACGTTCGATCGCCCCAGAACTGTATGCGGCGGTCACGACCACGAAGACGCTGATCGGGCGTGGTGTCGGGGTCGGGCAGGCGTTCCGTACAGGTGCGGCGTTCATGTCCGTTATGGCGTCCACGCTGGTGCGTGATGCTGGGCGGGCCGCTGACGGCACGTTGAGCGTCGGCAGGGGTGCCCGGTATTCGGTGCGTGTGATCCAACCCGGGGCGTGCTCGAGGTGCGCGATCCTCGCAGGGGTGAAGGGGTACCGGGCCGACTTCGACCGCCACCCCGGGTGTAAGTGCACGTCGATGTGGTTGTTCGATGATGAGGTGCCTGACGGGTTCCACCGTGACGCGGGCGACTATTTCGAGTCGTTGAGTGCTGCGGAGCAGGAGCGGGTGTTCACGAAGGCTGGTGCTGAGGCGATCCGCCTGGGTGCTGACCCGGTGAAGGTTGTCAATGCCCGTCGCGGCATGTACACGTACGCGAAGAAGCATCCGGACGGCACGTTCTCCCCGGCACGGTTGCGGCCTATCCAGATCGGCACGTCTCGTGACGGTAAGCCGTTGATGGTGTATGCGACGCAGGAGGGCGTGACGTCGCGTGGCGTGTGGGGTCGGTCGCAAGTGTTGAACGCGAACCGGATCGGCAATGACCGTTACCGGCGCACCTCGACGTTGCGGTTGATGCCTGGGCAGATCATGTCGATGTCTTCGACTCCGGAGCGTGCCCGCGAACTGTTGCAGCGGTACGGCTACCTGTATTGAGTTTCCCGCGTGAAGCGGCGAATCACCCCGTATGGGGTGTCTAGGCGACCTGTGACGGGTCGCCTTTTTCTATCCCATCCAAGGAGTGATTCCACATGACCGATGCCGAGACCGTTGAGACGACGGACGCGGAAATCATTGAGACCGACGAGGTTTCGGAGACTGCCGATGAGGTGGTTGATGAGGACCCTACTGCTGGTCTGAAGAAGGCTCTCGCTGCGGAGCGTAAGGCACGTCGGGACGCGGAGAAGAAGGCCCGCGACCTGGAAGCTGCCCGTGCTGATGCGGACAAGGAGCCCGCTGAGCAGGCTCTCGAGCAGGCCCGACGTGAAGCACGCGAGGAAGCCCAGACGGCTTTCAATCAGCGGCTTGTGCAGGCCGAACTGAAGGCCGCACTCAAGGGCGCGGTGA